AGAGGAAAATTCCCATTGGCGGCACCATTTATTGGTACTGTTCCTGTAGAATCCCCAGTTAAAGGAAATGTGCCAGATGCTGTGCCATTAATTGTTGCGGTACCGACAGTGCCTGTAGAGGAACCTAAAAGCAAGAAATCACCACTAGAAACACCATTAATTATGACTGTTCCTGTAGAGCTACCTGAAAGCGGGAAAGTCCCAGATGCAACGCCGTTAGTGGTTGCGGTGACAACAACACCCGTAGAAGAACCTGAAAGCGGTAAATCTCCTGAAGAAACCCCATTAATAATAATCGTTCCAGATGAGCTTCCAGTCAGCGAGAAAGTACCTGAAGCAATGCCATTAATTATGACCGTGCCTGTTGAGTCTCCAGTTAATGGAAAACTACCTGATGCAACGCCATTTATAGCCCCAGAAAGACTTGCAATCCTAGGAACCCTAACCCTTAACATAATCAGTCACCAATGAGAGGTGGGCGGTTGCGAAAAGGATGTGAGGCAGGCGGCGTTTCAACAAGCCGCCCGCCCTTCCAATACAAATATCCCTCTATTAACTCAATTTGCCTATCCGTCGCCGCATAAGGCAAAATTAAAAGGTCTCGCATTCTACCTGTAAAACTATTCGGGTCGGGACCAAATCCAACAAACAAAGCACCAGTACCTGTTGTGGCCGTTGCTGTGATCCCACCTGAAGCGGCTAATGCACCATTTACACGTAAAATTGATTTTGTTGAGGCGCTGCCGTCAAATCTCCATACAAGTAGATAATTTGTGTTCGTGGCAATCGTTGTGCCTGTAGTCTGACCGTTTAGAACCGCAAGCAAATCGGCTCCAATAACAACTAATCCGGTTCTGGCCGTAGGGGTAAGGGGTCCATGTTCAAAAAACCACCCTGTTGCTGTTTGATTGATTACCGTAAACGCTGTAAATGCGGAAGTGGTGACAAGGGGTGTAAAAGAAGCGGTGCCTACTAAGCGTTGAGTTGCGGCTGTAAACCCAACAGAGGGAGTGTTATTCCATCCCGTTGCTTGATAAGCAGGGCGAAGTCCAGCAGTCCCTTGAGTAAAAGACCAAAGACTATCCGAATCATCCCACTGAGAAACCGCGCCGCTAACAACCGTAATGTTTTTTTGCGCGTCTAAATTTAGACCCCTTCGTATTATTTCAGGGTTTGGCGTCCACAGCCGCCCCTGCAACCGAGCCTCATCGTAAGGATTTAGGCCGCGTGGCATTTAAACAATTTCTTCGTTAAATGGCGTGACATAAATTTCATTGCCGCTGGCTGCTAAAGACACGCCTGAATTGTTTACCAAAGAAAACCGCAACGAGAACGGATAAAGCCGAACCATGGGAATAATATTGACCTTTGCGCTAGCCCCGGAGGTTAAGGCTATGGCGTACAAATCCCCGCCAATCTTATCCGACGTGTCAGTGCCATCCGTTTGCGTAATCCTCAAACTAACCGACCCCCCCGCAGCAGGCGAGATACTTCCCAATTTCAAAGTCACAGCGGCATAAAGGTCTTTGTTTGTAGCGTTACTGTATGTGACGGTTGCGCTTTCTGAGTTGTTGGCCAGAGAGTTAAAAGCCGTACTGGCAAAGTTACTCGAACGAGTTGAATGAGTTGTCCATTTTGCTACACTCATGCTACGGCTCCTCTTGCAAGTCCCACTAACCGGGAATCAACGTAAATCTGATTGTAAGTTGCCCATGATTGGTTAGCGTTGGTCATGGCGAGCAAGTCATTCTTAGTTGTTGCATCAATGAGATTTGCAGCCACCAAGGCGGTGAGAAGAGTCACCACAACATCGTACGATGCAGGTTTATGCGTCTCGATGATAGTTGTGTAATTAAGACTATCTCTTACCGTAATACAGAGGCCGCGAAGCGATAAATCCGCAGCAGTATTCTCAGCTGTAAGAACAATTCCGGGCCAGTACTGTCTTTCTAAAAAGACTTGCCTAACATCCGTGGTCATCACCGGAACTTTCTTTGTCGGTAACGTCTCATCCACAGTATTTAGAATTGTCGCCACCTCCCAATCCGGAAAGCCAACAAACTGCGCTTCAGCAACCTTATCAATAAGGATTTGAGGAACAGTCATCACGCACCCCCAGCGGTAATTGTAAATGCCGTGATATTAACTTGCTGAGCGGCAGTAATGCTAACGCTGTCTAGCGTCATATCGCCGCCGCCTCCTGTAGCGGTCACAGTGCCCTGAATGTGGCACGTTGCGCCTTGGCTGATGCGAAAATACCCTGCGGTGCCTGTAGCATCAGCAGAAACGTCTTGCCATGTCCCGCTAATGGTTTTGCTACCACCTGAAGCAGCGGCTAGCCAATCGCTAGGCAAGGTAATGGTTGCAAGAACTGTTCCCGTAGAAGCAGCGGCACAGTTAGCAGGGACTGAGCCACTGCGAATCTCCAAAGTCGGAGAGGTACTGATAGTTGTTTCTATCTGGTCAAGTGCAGCGTTTCGCGTTGCAGTGGAAAATTGGAAAGCCATAAAAACTCCTTATACGGTTCTGGTTGAGGCTTGTTCGATAAGCCCGGTTTGAGGATTTCTTTTAACGTCAATAACTTTTGGAGCACGAATATCAGCGGACAATTGCTGAAAATTACCCTGCATTTGCATAAGCATCTGAATTAAAGCATCCATGTTTTGTTTTATAGTTTCAACATCTTTAATTTCTTGTTCCTCCTTTGCGGCTTTCATTTGCGCTTCAGCTTGTTCTTGTTGCATCTTAATTTGCTTGTCCATCTCATAGCCTCGCAACGCATTTTCACCCAAGCCAGACATCAGCGTTTCTTCGTCCATTTCGCCAGTTGGTTGTGATTCGGGTTGGCGTTGTAATTCGGCGATGTATTTAACTTTATCAAGCTCAATACGTTGAGACTCTAAAGCCGATTCCGTTGCCAATTTCTCACGCTCAAACTGTAATTCAGCGGCTTTAATTTGAGCATCAATCTGGTTTTTCTCGGCCTGCGTCTTTGCCGATTGTGCCTTTACTTGCAGCTCGCCCATTTTCATTTGAGCCTCTTGTTGTTTATCCGCAGCCGTTTGCTGTGCTTCCTGCAACGCTTGGCCTAGCTGCTGGATAATTTGCTGCGCCTGCTGTAGCTGCGCCTGTACCGCCGGGGGAACGCCCTGCATCTGCTCTTTTTGGCTTTCAGGGTCACGCAATTCAGGCGGCAACCCACGCTCTACCGCATCGGCTGTCTTATCGGAGTTAGGCCAATCTTGACTACGGATAATCATTGGCAATGCTGGCAACATCGCTTGTGGCGCGGCCTGGAATAATGCGAGTTGTGATTCACGAGCCTCTTCACGCTTGGTGGTAAAGCTTGGCCCTGTAGTTACAGCAACGCCCATCTCGCCTTTGGTCATGTCGTATTCAATGGTTTTTCCTGTCTTAGGGTCTTTGTATTTCTGGTTAATTTTAACAACGCGAGTTTTCTTGTCCTCGCTCATTACTTGAATTTCTCGGGTGCTGTCGTAAATTTTCTTACTTAGGTCTTGGAAGATAATGCCCCCGTAAAGCAAAGCCCGGCGGAATGTATCGGCATAGTTTGAGGTTGAAACATCACCTTCGCGCTGGCGGGCAAGAATGGCTTTACCGGATTTCTCATTGCTTTGCTGGCCTAGTGATGCCGGGTAAATACCGCTGGTGCCGTAGAAATTCTGCTCGGCCATCTGGATAAGCGCAACAGCCGATGACAAATCCGCACCGTTTTGAAGCCTTTGCGGAGGGACAATAGGCAATCCATTCTCGTCAATGTCGTTATAAGGCAAATAAGCGTAATTTTTCCTGTTTACGGTGTCGTAATACTTTTCAAGCCCGGCAACACCACGCAAGGGCACAGTAAACGGAGAAATAGGCGCTGACTCAGCAAGTTCAATGGCGGTGTTTGTGGCGTAATTGAACAACACTTGTGTTGAAATCATATCCTCATAAATACCCGTGAGGTACGTTTTTCCGTTCACAACGGTTTTATTACCTTCCACAAAACAATACGGGATGTGTAAGCCTTGCCACTTGCGCCCTTCTAACTTTTCCTTTGCCGTGCATTTGTAGTACATCACACGGGGTTTTTTGATAACGCGCTCGTTGTAGTTCTGAACATCTTTAGGTTTCTCGGTAACTTTCTCGCCTGTTTCTTTGTTGAACCAGACGGTCTCTTTATCGTATTCCATGCGCCAATAGTGACCGACACGCACCAAATTCTCACCCATTGTCGCCCATGATGGGTACTCACTGCCTACAGATTGCAATTCGTCCCTAGCGTACTCTCTGTTTTCCCTACGGTTAAACTCCGTGAGGGGTAAATCTTCAACCTCAATCAGGAACCGCCTGTCGCTACGGTCTTGCTTACGGCAGGCAGGATCGTCGTACACCTGAAACGTGTTGGGTATCTCACGAATGTAGATATTTTGGTCATTGCTCTCGTCGTTATCGTAATCCGTAGCAAAGGCAAAATATCCCCAGCCCATGTTGACTTGACTGGCAATGGCCATTTTGTACGCCGTTTGAGCGCAACCCTGCGATTGCACCTCACGCACCATGTCTTCTAGGATTTCTGCTTTTTCAACGTCGGCATCTGTCTTGGGTATGTATTTAATTTGCGGCACATTCTGCCACTGGTCGTTGATGACTTGACGACCAAACTTAGGAAGTTGGTTAAACGAGTAAGAGGGGCGGCTACCCCGTGCAGTAATCTCTTGCGGGTTAAATTGCTTTGCACCGGGGCGGGTAAAATCTAAAATGAACAAAGCACGGGTGCGGTTATCAGCCTCAGCTTCTGATGAGAGCTTGAAGTCATCAAGCATGGACTGCACGATTGAATCTCTATCCACGCCTAAACCCTTTGGTACGATGTGGCGGCATAATAGCCCGGCGGAACAATCTTTGCAATAGCATCTTCTTTGTGCTTCATTTGTTGCATCGCAAAAGTCCTAAAAGCATCAGCACCATGTGAAGCCTCATCGTGCGCGTGTTCGTTCATCCACATGGCATTGATGCGATCCCACTTGCGTCTATAGCTGTCAAGACGGTTAATGAGAAGGGCACATTTGGTTTCATCAATCCAGACTTGCGTCAGCATCGGGCGGCAATAGTTCATCACGTCATGATGCACGCTCTTGGTGACAGGGATGACTTTGATGGGGCTAATCCCCGCACGTTGAGCCATCACACGCGATGTAAGCACCTCGCCTTGTGTGACTTGATTCATGTTCCCATCATGCGGCCACCAATGCGTTCCGTAGTTGTAGCCGCGTTCTTTTAGGATAATAGCGTAGGAATCCCATGCGACGTTGGTCTTTTCCTCATAGTCGATGAAGTGCTTGCGGCCTCGAATCTCCTGAAAGAAGATAATGGAGCTTTGATCGCGTGTCTTACCCAAATCCCAATAGGTGTGAACAGGGCAGCTACGATCATAGGGCACAAAGGTTATCTGGCCGGATTTACGCAGCTCAGCCATTTCTTTTGCATAATATGCGCCTTCCATCGAGCCTTCAAACGCTTCATCAGGCGTTGACGGATATTCCCGCCGCATGTCATCACCCATGATGCGCTCTTTAACGGCGTACCAAGCCTTTTGATTGGGTGTGAGGCTAAAGTTTGAGAGATACGCCTCGGTTTCTTTCGGAATGACTGCCAGCGCTGTTTCCTCATCGCTTAGGCGATATTCAGGGTTTTTGAACCATGCAAAGAAGTGAAACTTAGGCTCAAGGCGGCTAAGCGTTTTACCTGAATTTTTAAGGTTGATAGCTTGTTGGCACAGATCATAAAACTCGCCAGCCTTGCCCTCCGCCGTGGATTCCACAAATATCTGCTGGCCGATACCAACAGCATTAAGCGCACCCGTTTTAATCTCTCTCGCCTTTTCAGGCGTGGCCGCCGACACCTTCCCATATTCGGACACAAGCAGCTTTTGCAGCGTGTCACCACGGTGCGATGTTCCAACTGATATACCGCTACCATTGCTAAACTCAACCTGCTCTGCAGCGTCTATAACGAGCGTGGGAAGGCCAATCAATGGATTGTTCAGTATGTCTTTCGGGATGTTCTCATAAGCATACTTAATCATCTTCAGCTTCTTTTTCGCATCCTCAATGCCGCTGTCGATAATCCCGCACTTATGGTTACTATTGAACAAACACGCATCAAGGAAGTAAATGCAGATGATGGTGGAGAATCCAAGCTGACGGGCTTTGAGAATGACGTTGAAATACCAGACGGTAGAGAGAAATTGCCGTTGTGCCCAATTAAACTTCAGCACTACCTTTTGCGCGTTCTTGTCGCGGATATGGTACAGGTTATTAAGCCGCCATTCCTGATTGCCCAGGTATTCATCCCTCAATTTCACATAGGCCTGTTGCTCATCCATTTTACTGCGCTGTGATTTGAGGCAGCCCTACAGTCGTGCCCTCGATTTGATTCACAATCGCCGTCAATGATATTAATGGAGATTCAGGATCACCCGCAACCGTGTATTTATCGCTGTATTTTTTAGGGGCTTGCTTAGCGCATTTCCACTTGATTTCATCTAGCATAATCCGCGCTTGATCGGATGTGATTTTGCCCGCTTTAAGATCATCCATAAGTTCCTTGGAACTCTCAAAATGTGCGTCTGATCTAGACTCGCGCGCGCGCATGTAGTGTTGCTGTAAGCTTTTGTTTTGTGACAACCATGCAAAAAAGGTTCTTTTTCCTACATCGTGTTTGATACATGCTTCTTCCACACCATCACCACAAGCTATTTCCATGCATATAGCTTCGGCCAATTCTTCGGTGTATTTGGTTAATGGCATAACCAACAATACCTTGGATTCATTTAGATTGTCAATCTCAATCACAAATGGCCTCAAATTCCCGTTTTCTAGCTTTCGTAAGCATCTTTCTATCCTTTTGGCTACTACCCTAGCCGGGCATATGGTTAACATGGTCTGGCGGTCATTAAACTGGCCTTAGCGACGATTCTAATCCGTCACCTAGACTCCCTTCATCTGCTGCAACCGCTTCACAAGCTGCTTATTAGTCTCAATGGCCGATTCTCCGTTTTGGATAAGCCCGGCCAACGTATCAGCCAAATCCGCCAGCATCACCTTGTCACCCACCCCCGTTTTCTGGCGAATGTCTGCGATAACTTTTAGCAGATACATCTCATTGGGAATATTATCAAAATGACCTTTTTTGTACCATTCCATCATTACCTTGTTTAGCTTTTCTAGGTGTTCATCAGTGTTTTGTGGTTCGTACATAGTTAAATCCTTTCTAATTTTCTAGCGTCGCGCTTTTTTTTGTTAATAATTTCTTTGTTTAACAAACGATACTGCCGGCTTGATTTTCTTGCACTGGTTTTTACTTTTTCTGGATTTTTTTCTTTCCATTTTTTTCCTCTTTCTTTAAATCTTTCACGATTACTAGCATAATATGCCCTAAGGTACTGTTGTCTTTTTTCTTTGTTTTTTTCATAGTTCTTTTTTTGCCATGCTTTTACTTTTTCAAAATTTTTCTTCCTCCACAGCTTAGCAGCAAGTTTTCTTTTCAAGAGTTTTTCCTCTTCAGTCATGGCATTATCCTTTCTAGTGGTTGATAAAACTGTTGGTGAAAGTATTGTTTTCTCTCATTTTTAGCAATGATTCCGGCATTTCCTGCGAAAGGTAGGTTAGTAACGCATCATGGCTTTTCTTGCGGCGTTCCTCCTCCAGCGGCCTCTCACCTGGGCGAGGCACTCCTAGATCCCCGGTTTTCTCATTGTGAAGCACCCGCTGCTCTTTCATGGCATTGATAATTTTCTGATTAATCGAAACCTTTACTGCCCCTTGTTCTGCTATCAGTTCGCAATGCTTGAGATATTCTTTCAGGTGCCCAGCGTCTTTTTTCCCAGTAGTTAGGTGCGGGGGTACGCTGTACGAAACATGCGCCTTGGTCATAAACTGCGCTTGTGTCATGGCCGTACTGGACAGGTACGTTGATAGGAACCCGTTCCACCCCTCCTCTTTCGCTATGTTCCGTAGTTCAAAATGCGCGGTTTCTAGGTACTCTTCGGCCAGTTTCCGGGCAAGGCTCTGATAGCTGTAAATCAAAATTGACTGCCCTAAAATAGATTTAATAATCTCTAAGTTTTTGTCTTTTAAAAACATTTTCTCGTCAAACGCCGCCGGAACAAGCAATGCGTTAAACTTTGTGGAATGAACGCACCGCTCTAAGCACAAAACAAACGGGAGAATAAAGCTATCGTCTGATTTATCAGCTATTTCACGCCTCCACCCGGTCAAACGGCCAAGGTGAAACTTGCGGGATATTGCGCTTTTCTCACTGAAGCTTAGGTTATCTTCATTTTTTGCCATTTTTTTCATAAGTGATTCCTTTCAAAAGGTTTTGTGCGTTCTAAAAACTGCTCTTGTCTTCTGGCTTTTTCCTTTTTCGTTTCGTCTGCTCGCCTGATCCAGTTGCGCCATGTGGCCTCCCAATCGGTTTTCTTTCCTTTGGGGCCGGGCACTGCAAGCCAGTAATCCCGAAACACTAGGGCCTCATCAAACGTCTCGTTAATCGTCCACCCCAGCGACTCGCAAAACTCGGTGTAAAAATCTGGGACAGGCCACTCGCCAGTCTCATCTGGCCCCACTGCAAAAAATTCCGGGAGGCGGGTTGCCTTTGGTTCGCTTTTTGCTTTTTTCTCCTTCAAAGGTTTTTCTGTCGTTGGTTTCTCCAGCGGAGAAACTAATACTAATGGTTCCTTTGATGGTTCTTTATGGTTAGTATTATGGTTAGGGTGATCGTCAGTCAGGGGGGTGGGTGATCGTGT